TGTAATATCTTTTTATCAATGCCTTATTCATTGCTGACACCTGCCTTTAACTCTGCAATCTGTAGTAACAGCATTGCATTGATTTCGTCCTGTGACATTGTTTCGTCACCACTCATAACAGACTGAACGTGCTGTTTTAATTCCGACATACTGTCAAATGTTTTCGCCTGTATCTGCTCCAACTGTTCTGCCGTAGGCTGTTCAAACGTAACGTCCGTATGCTGAATTTTTGCAATTTCTGTGTCCATATCGAAATTGTCGTCAGTTTCGGCGAATTTGTTATTTACAACACTGCGTTTTATACGCAATATATCCCTGTCGGTATGTATTCCGTACACCGTGCCGTCAATTTCAACACCGCGTTCATAAAATTGTGCTGTTCCGTTTTTACTATAAAATTTGTACATAATATCACCACCCTATCACATTTCCGTCAACAACGCACGTATCGCCGAACGTTCCGATTGATGTTGCGTTTGTCACGTTATTTTTGACTACTGTTTTACCGTCGCTGTATATAATTGAAAAATCTGCATTTGCCGTTACAGACGCCGTTGTCCTAAATATATTATCTGCTATCAGCGTCTGACTGCTGGCTGATATTAGATTACACTGTCCCGACGTAGGGCCTGCGGAAATGTGCATATAATTTCCGCATATAACGGCATAATTTCCGCATTCGATAAAATCGATATATTCGGAATTAATTTTTATAACAGGCATTCTGTTTCCGCTGATTAATGTAATCCCCTTGGTGTATATAAACGGTGTTTTTGTGTTCTGTGTAATTGCTGCAAATTCATTGTCCGAAATTTCGCCATTTATATCGATACTGCAATCAGTAAACGTTTTAAATATATTGCCTACTATTTTTTTGCCTATATCAATACTGCAATTTGTAAAACCGGACATATAATTGTTTACAAATATAACGGTTGACGCCTGTAGCATATATCCTAACGATTGTTCTTTTTGCGTGAAATTCAAAAATTTGTTACCCATAACAAACGAATTGTCTGCGATTTTTATTTCGTATGTCAAATTATTTGCCGGTGCACCTGCGAACGTATCTATGACGTTGTTCAAAAACAGAACGTTGCTCATTTCAAACGTTGATACACCAAATTGATGTGTACCAAATATATCATAGAATGTACAGGATATTATCTGTGAACTACTTTGCGCTGATAATACTGTCGGATTTACTGTGTCCGCCGTTACTGTGTCCGTGTCCTCTGTAAATTTTACATTTTGCATTTTAGCGCCTTCCGGCAGATGAAAAACATATTGTTTTGCGACAGGATTTGTGTTTTTGAACATAATTGTATCGCACATCGAACCGTCTAACGTCATTCCGCCTTTCAACGGAATTGCCACACCGTTATTAGTTCCCGTCATTCCGTAACCCGACTTCATATTTGCATTTGTAATAACGCACAATTCACCTACAGGATATATAATACTTTTATACGGCGCACTATCTATCGCCGCCTGTAACTTTAATTCGTCGTGGTCGCCGTCGCACACGACAAATATTTGATGTTTTGCAATGTCTGTAATATTTTTTGCATTTTCATTTACAGCGTCAATAAATGAATTTTTATTGACAGTTGCCAAATCTGCCAATGTACGAACACGTTCGTATGTATTGGTTATGAAATAACTGTCGCCTGTGGCATTTTCGTTTTCTATGACATAATCAATCGCCGCCGATATAAACTCATATCTTTCCCCTGTCGGCGATTCGCTGTCTATCTTCATTTCTAAATTTATATCGTCAATATGATACAATGTAAATGTCCATACATCACCCGAAATTGCCGACGGTACAGATGTAGAACTTCGGGATATACTACACGTATTTTTAATAAAATCATAATAAACAACGATATAAATGCCGTCTATCGGTACATTTATACACAGTTCCGAAAATGTTCCGGCAATCTGTTTCCCGTCAATGTAAAACGCGTCTTTCAGCGTAATATCAACCGTCATACCCTCGCCATCATATTCTTGTTGTCCGTCAAAATATAGTGTAGGCTTACTCGGTGCAACAAATTTTACTGTATGTTGCTTTTTGTCGCCAAACAGTATAGTTGTTTCGGTGTTCGCATTGATTTCATCAATACGCGCTTTCAATTCTTTGTCAGCGCTTTTTCTTGCTGATTCTTCGGCTTTCACCGAATTTGAAATATTGGTATCCGCCGTCTGTCTTTCGGTGGTTTCACTGTCTATATTACGTTGCAGTTCGTTATCCGCCGCCTGTCGTATTGTCACTTCGTTGTTTATGCGACTGCTTAACGAACTATCCGCACTTTCCCTCGCTTTGGTTTCGGCGGTGATTTTGTCTGCCAAACCTACATCAGCGTTGGTGCGTTGTGTTATTTCTGTGTCCAATTTGTCGGACAGGGTGTTATGCTCGGTTTGAATTGCCGTGAAATTATCACGAACAATCTTCCACCATTTCGATAATAATGTTTTACCGTCAAAATTAAAATTTAATTTCATTTTATCATTCCTTTCTAATCGTAATTGATTGGGATTTCATTAAAAAAACACGCCGTAAGCGTGCTATGGTGGTATTCGTCTGTACATTGTGTCACCTCTTTTTTTGCATAGAAAAAGCACCCCAAAAGGTGCTTAATATTTATATATTCTGTCCTGTTGGATTGAAACATTCTTGCATAAGTCGCATTGCATATTTAAAACCCAAAATAAAACCGTAACGTTCACAACCAGCCTCCGACGCTGAAACAAATCCATCAATATTGTTTATATACATTCTATCCCCTACGGTCTTTCTTATGGCTTTCCCCTGCTCATCTTGTATTTTAGTTAACTGTTTCATTTCTTCTGATTTTTGATATTCCTCGCTCTGTGAAACGTCTGCATAAATTTGATTTATCAATTCACTTTTCATCACAATTTCCTCCTACGCCGTTTTAACGGTAGTCCATTCTTTGCTTAAGGTAGTTCTTCACATCTTCGCTATCGCGGTCAATTTTATAAGATAATTGACGTAGAAAATCAATTAAAGCGTCTATATCGTCATAATCACGATACTCTTCTTCAATCGTTTTTCCGTTGGTATCTTTCACGCTGAAATACATCGTATAATTATCATCTTCGTCATATCCCAAATCGACCTTAACACCTGCAACCTTGCAACTCTCCTTCTCCGCATTGCCGTCCAAGAAGTCCCCCAAATAATCTACAAGGATATACTCGGTAAAATACTCTTTATTTTCCTTAATCAAGTCGATTGCCGCTGTATGTATAAGTTCTTCACGAGTTCTGCCTGTAACATCAGCAAGTAACTCTAAATCGTTATATACCTTGTCGTCAAAGGCAACTGTTCTCTCATTCATAAATTTGTGTCTTAACATAATTTTTAACCCCTTTCTTATGCAACCGTATCTACGCCGTATTTAATAGCCATTTCCTTGACGATTGCAACGTAAATCTCAATAAGTTTCTTATCTTCTGCGATTACATCCACTTTGTTCAGTCTATCGCGTTTTGATTTGCAAACACCGTTGTCTGCCATACGTCTGCGCATATTGGTAAGTCTTATGCTTAGTCGTGTTGCACCTCTAAGCTCTACAAGTCTAAACACTTCTGCATTAACGTCTTTTATGTATTCATTTCCGCCGATAGCCTGCGCAATCTTAACGATTAATCTTCTTGCGTCCTCACGCCATGAATGCGTGTCAAGAGCTACAATGTCCGAAATACCGTCAAGGCGCTTGTTGGTTGCTTGTATTTGTTGCTTTACTTCTTTCATCTCTTGCAAGCTCTGTATAAGGACATCTTCAATGCAATCGGGGCGTTGTTCCTTTACTCTAAAATATGTTTCTTCCAAGTTGTCGAATTGCTCCCACGCCTTGTCGGTGTCAAGAATTTTGCAATGACGATTTGCTCCGCGTTCTGTCCAAAGGTATAGCTGATTTACATTCGTTTTCACGAGGTCAATATTATTGACCTCGCGCTTAAAAGCTCTTAATTCCTCGCCTTTTAAGAGATAATAATGTACGCCCTCAACAAAATGGTCTTTATGATTTGCGAAGTTGTTTTTAATATTGTTTGTATCTGTTTCATAGACTGCCGCAAGTTGTTGTGTTGTTAAAATTCTCTGATTGTTCATTTCAATCGGTATTAATTGATTCGTCATATTCATTATCCTTTCTTTACACTTGATTTATCCGAAAGGTTATGATATAATGTATGTATAAATTCCTTTCGGAGTTTGGTTTGTGAGTAATTTGCATATCTTTGGTACGGAGAGCAAATTACTCTTTTTCTTTTTTGCAACTTGTTCATTCTTAATTTTTCTCCTTTTCAATGAAATCCGTAATCGGTCTGCCTAATGCCTCCGCAAGCTTTCGTATAGTTGAAGCTTGCGGTTTTTTAATTTTTTGCTTTTCAAGTAACGATATTTGACTTGCCGTAATTTTAGCTTTATACGACAACTCACTCATTGACAAGCCTTGTTCCATACGATATTCTCTTAGATTTTTTGTTGTATATCCCATATTTTCACCTCCTTACATTCTCGAATTATACTACTTTAAAAGTAATATGTCAATACTTTTTTATCAACTTTTTTGAGTTTTTTATCTTTTTCTTGCAATTTGTATTTGTTTTTGATATAATCTAATTAAGAATAAATCAATTTTTACTACCAGGAGGTGTTTATAATGTCAGTATTCTCTGAAAACCTAAAAGACTTAATAGATTTCAATAATATTACACAACGACAGCTTGCTCATGACTTAGGATTAACGACAGCCTCCGTATCTCGCTATTGTTCAGGGGAGCAAATGCCTCGTATAGATATTGTTAATAAAATTGCAGATTATTTTTCAGTTACTACATCTGATTTATTTACCGAAAATACACCTAAAAATTTTGCAGATGGCAAAACAGATACTTTTCGTATCAGTATCCCCGTTAGCGAGCTTCAAGATGCCGCTATGCAAATAAAGATTTTTCACGAATTAGAAGAACTTTCAATTAGTGAAAAGCAAGATATAATGCAATATATTCAATTTTTAAAGTCTAAGCGCACCACAAAAGAAGATGCCCTTAAGGAAGATAATTAAACCCGTATTTTGAACTAGGTTAATATTATTAACCTAGTTCGAGATATATCTAAAAACACTAACTAGGTCAATATTATTGACTTAGTTCGAGATATATCTGAAAACGTGCATTTTTGAACTAGGTGAATATTATTCACCTAGTTCATTCGATTTGTTTCAACTACTTCGATAATATCGAAGTAGTTAACCAACACAAAAGACACCCCATAACGAGGTGTCTTTGTGCTATTTATTCATCAAATAATCTAAGTATTCCATCCACTCGGGAATTTTTCTTATACATTCCCTTACAGAAAGTCCTTCTAACCAACGTACATTATACTGTGATATGATTTGTAACTGTGTCGGCTTAGACCTTAAATTAATTCGTCCAATCTGCATATTCTTATATTTAAAATTTAACAATCCGTTTGAACGTCTGTCAATTTTCAAATGTTGTAAAGCATTTTTATTAAGCATTTCTCTTGCAAGATTTTCTATAAAAAGCTTTTCTTCTTCATTGGCTTTGTACTTTTTAGCTGAATCCGAAAATGGCTTAATTTTCGATACTATTTTATCCAACACTTCTTGTTGCCATATCATTTGTAAATCCCCTTTCTTATTTCAACAACGGTTGTATCTCGTCGACAAATTGGTCGTATGGGATAACACTTCTATCCTCTACCAAAATGGCTTGACACGAATATATTTCTTTTTTATCCTTTGATATTTTTACCTCTCTTGTATCATAGTCGTATTCGGGCTTACAATCTGTATTTTCTGTCATATCCCATATAAAACCTAATGACACATAATACACTCCGTCTTTTTGAACTATATAAAGGTCGTTGTTTATATATTCTGCCGGTGGTGTATATTTACTTGCTACTGCCATGTTATCAACTTCTTTCTTTTCTGATATTGTGGCGGTGCTTGTTTGTGTATCATACTGTACATCTTTTCCCAATGCTTCACTTACCGCCCTTATCGGCAAGTATGTTGTATCATTGTACAAGAAATTATCGGCTTGTACTTCTTTACCGTCTACAACAACTTTTATTGTGTTCGGTAAAACATTTATATTTTGCCATACGTCAGTCGCATATGCTCCCACGCACGATATAACACCCATAACAAGCATACCGCATATAAAACTCTTGATATTTTTCATAATAAAAACCTCCCTTTTGATACCCAAATTGTACCACAAAGGAAGATTTTTGTAAATACTTTTATGAAATTCCCGTTATAAGTCCTCCCGAAACTGTTACAGTTTTTCCGTCTGCGGTTTGAAATGTTCCGTTTGCTCCTTGCTCAAACTTCCACTGCCCTACACCATGTGTTGCTCCGTTGCCACCATATAAGATAGTATTTCCCTGTAATTGTATATATGCTTCACTGATACTGTTATATACTTGGAAAACCACTTTTCCGTTATAATACAATATTAAATCGGCATATCTTCGACCATTACTGCTTGGTGCATTACACCACAATCCGTACTTATTACCGTCAGCGTCGTAACTTTGGATACCGTTTTTATCTATAACAGTTCTTGCTTCTGTATCTGTACCCGTCGCAAATATACCCGTTATCGTTACATTACCGTCCTCGTCCATTTTGATTGTTTTCTTTTCCAACTGATTGAACAACTCAAAAACAAATTTACCGTCCATATTGCCGAGATTTATACGACGTCTGCCCTTGTCGTCCTCTATGTACAGCAAATCACCGTCCAACAGTAACTGTTTATTATCAGACCTAACGGGGTTTTGGGTACTGTTCACCGTACCGTGAAAATAGCTTGTTTTCAGCTTATTCGCTCTGCCCGAATTTTTCTGAATGGTTTTTATCAGCTTACCCATATACCACGCGTGGTAATACGCATTAGCCAATGTAGGTTGACCGATTGTAACTGACGGTTGTTTTGCGCTGTATGGATAATACGTCATTGATACAATTCGCTGTTTATGTTCGATATTATCTTCAAAAACGTGTACTGTATCACCCAACGCAATTTTATAAAAATCACCGTACTCGGCGAGTTTACTCAAGTCAACCACGTCACCTGTGATTGTCAGTTGAGGGCGGTCAAGTCTGAACTCGTTACCCTCACCCTTTAAGTCCCACTCACCAAACGCCTTTAGCTTTTCGGGGTCATCGTAATCGCTATAATCTCGGTACGCCTCACGAATACCATACTTTTCGATACCCTCTTTACTGTCAATGTACGGCTTACCGCCGTTTACAGACGAAATCGTCAAATCGTCCTTGCCGTACATATACAGTCTTGTTGTCAGTTCTTGCGTGTTTCTTTCGACAGAAAGACTTGTCATATTCTTCTTTATTGACATTCTCACGCCGTTATCTTTTCCGATACGCTCAACCACTGCAAATCGGTAATTATCATAGTATATTTCGCCCCTGCCGTAAGCCTCTATGACGTTTTGAATTACGTCATAAGTATTTATCTTATCAGTCGGGTAAAAGTCGATTTTAACACCGTCTGCGCCTATTCTCGTCATACCCATTTCTTTAAGTTCACTGTCGGGTATAAGCTCAAACTTTGTATCGGCTATTGCAAGTTTTATAACGTCATATGGGTCAACACCTATTGTTGATTTTGTCACGTCTGTATCGTTGCCGATTGTCGGCAAGTGATGATGAAGTGCGTCATCATAGAATATTCTGTTAGCCTTAACCGTCATAATTCTTGACCCACTGTAATTCTTTTTCACAAGCGTAATTCTGTACGCCTGTCCTTCAACGGATACTATACGATTTTCTTTTATAAGCTCCGCTTTTTCGTCTTTCATAGGGTACTTAAAAGAAACTGTGTGCGTTTCCTGCAATCCCTCAAACACCGCCACTTCATACGCCTTGTTAAGATACGCAAGGCAACCGCCTGTGAAGTCTGTTTCGTTCCATTCGTGTAATTTAAAAGCCATATTATTCACTCCATTTCATATTATCAAAATCTACGTCGTACAAAAATTTAGGCGTGTAATTTATCTGTACGACACCGCCACCTGTTACCGTTATCGTGTTATCTAATGCAGGAGCAAGTTCAAAAAACTCACCCTCTGCATATGCCATAAGGCTTGTATTTCCGCTATAAACTATTTCTTTTTCGCAGTCGATAACTATGTCACCTGTGTATTTAACAGTGATACTCTTACCGTTATTGCTTATGGTAAACGGACTTTTTGCACCCGTTACCGCTATAATCGGTTTGACGTGTACATCACCGATATTCGGTATGTTTTTGTATGTGCCGCTACCGTTCAATGTCAAATACTCGTCTTGACCTATTGGAATTTCGGTATCAAGTGAAATATCGGTGTCAAGGCAAGGTCCGTTCAGAGCGTCAAATATAAGCTCCGAGAACGGCTCCGCCCTATACGTCACTGACAAAACGGCTTTTCTGCCGTCGTGTTCGGGTGTATATGACACGCTGTCCATTACCCTTACATTCCATTTAACAAACGGCATATCGTTAAAAATAAGCGTGCCTTTGCCCTTAAACCAACGACTTATAGCGGTCAGCTTTTTGTTTAATTCTTCGGTACTGTCTGCACCGATGTTAAAATCAATCTGAAATTTTCGTGTATTGAAATATTCGTGACCCGATACGTCTGTAAAATCATATTCACCGTCTGTTTCGTCGGCACTTACGGTAAACTCCTTTACCTGTGGAAATACGGGACGGTCCTTTGTTCTGACCGTCACTCGCTTAAAATCCGTTGTATTTTTGCCGTTAAATTCAAAACCGTTACGCATATCTTTCCTCCTATAATCCTACGTATTTGTTCAATGCATCTTGTTTTTCTTCCGGTGTCATTTGCATGAAGTTATTTATGATCTTCCTGTTGTCGCTCATTGAATTGTTTTCAATTTTGAAACTATCGAATTTGTCAAGCATTCGACTTAGTAAACTTTCTATATTACCGCCTGTCGCCGAAACCTTATCGGTTATCGTTGCTACATATGCAGATATGTTGATGTCGGCATTTTGCAATCCTGTAAGAATGTTTTTCTTGCCGTCCTCCATTTGCTTGTATTCAGCCTCAAGACTTTCAATAGTGGCATTATTCTTTTTCTGTAGTTGGTACAATTCTTCATCACGTTGCAACTGTTTCATTTGTTCCTGCAACTCTTTGTACTTCTGTTGTCCCTTATCAGTAACTGAATTTGCGTACACATCAAGTTGTGCCTGCACCTCTGACATATCGGTTTTGCGATCTGCTACGTCCCAACTGTCACGAAGTTCTTGCTCTTGCTTTGAAAATTCGTCTTTGATATTTGAAATATAGTCTTGTTGCTTTTGGAGCAGTTCGTCAACCGCACTTGATTGCGACTTGTACAGTTCCATACTGTACTTGTTTGTGTCGTCAATAAATTCCTCAAAACTGATTTTACCCGCATTGTAAAACTCTTTTACTCGGTCAATTTTGCGTTTTAGAAAATCTTCCTCACTGTCACCGTACTTATCCCAATCATCATATGTACTTCTTAACTCCTGCCAAGCGTCTGCGTCCTTTTGCCATGCCGAATACTCGTCAGCATTCTTTTGAGCCACTGCGTCATAACGTTTTTCTTCAAGTGTCTGTTTTTCCTCGACGTATTTTTGATAATTAATAACGTCATTTGCATAAAATTCTTCAAGACGTTCCGCCTCTCTGTCGATACCCGCAATGTAGTCGTCTATCGACATATTGTGATACTTCTGCTGATGTTCAAGCCAACTGTCAGAGTAACTTTTCATATCGTCATAAAGCGTTTCGCCTGCGTCCGACACGTTGTCAACATAATCGTCCCAAGTGATTTTTGCGTCTTGTAAATCTTGATAATTTCTGTCTTTTATACGTTTGAAAGCGTCAAGCGGTGTGTCGCCGTTATCACCCCAATCGTTTATAGCGCTGTGTTTTTCAAGGTATGCCTTTGACTGTTCGTTGAACTCTTTCGTCTGTTTCTGCATAATAGAGAAAATTTGTTCCTCTATATCGGCAATATCCTTGTCGTTCGATTTGAATTTCTCTTGAAATTCTAACCACTTTTCAAGTTCTTGTGCAGTCGTTACTGCGTGCGTTTTTGTGTAATGCGTCCAATCGTCCTTGGCTGATGTAAACGCATCCGAATTGTCTTTTCCTGTTGCGTAATGCGGTATACCCATACCCGACATTATCGCCTTGGTTTGTGACGCTGTGTACACCTTTGCGCCCTTTGACAATGGCAACAACACGTCCTTGCCCTGTGGTATAAATGCACGTCCTTTGTCAACGATTAATTCTCGTGGGTCAGATATACCCTTTTCATCATTAACCATTGCCAAACCGCCCTCGAAGTTCTGCGTACCTTTTGCGACTTTCTTTTTGACGAACGTTCCCGTACTGCCAAAACGTGCCGCAGGAGCACTTTTATCGCTTAGTCCCTCTATGGACGAACCCTCAACAGAAACAGTATAATGAACCGTTGCAAATTTGTCTTCGGGTTGATAGCCGTCGGGTTCTGCACTGTCTTTTGTAAATGTAACATTTCCCTCTTTTGGTGGTGCTGTATAGTTGTCGGGTTCTGTGCTATCATTAGTCCATATGACTTTACCCGTTGCAGTGATTTCACCCAACTTATTACCATTCAAATCATTAATATCAAAACCGCCTGTATCAATATTAAATTTAATCTGAACTTCGTTATTTTTGACAAGTTCTTTTAATTTTTCATCAGCCGTATCTAATACAGAAATATCACCCTCGGCACTGACTTGTAATTGTACATTGCCTGCGTTATTTATTTCCTCGACAGCATTTTTTGCGTTCTCGATTGCAGACACATCACCGCTTGCGTCAATTTCAATATGTTTATCCTCAGGCAATAATCCCAAACTGTGCGCCAATGCGTCAACTTGCTCTGTGCTTAGTCCCAAATCGCCACCTAAACTTGATAGGTCTTTCACTAAACCACTTACATCACCCGACGCTACAGCCTGTTGAATATCAGAAAAACCGTTTTTCATTAATGCGGCTTTCGTGACTATTTCCTCTGACGTTAGTCCGATTTCTTTACCTTGTTTGACAAAATCATTTACAACAGCGTCTAATGCGTTATTATTAATTGCACCTTGTAGGTCTTGAAAACCGTTTTTAAACAGCGCTATTTGTGCGGCAATGTCTTGATTTTCAAACCCCAAATCAGTCATAGTTGATTTGATTTGTTTGCATACTAAATCTACAGCATTACCGCCGCTTTCAAAGACTTCCTGCATATCCTTAAAGCCGTTTAAATTCATAGCGTCCGTTGTTGCGACTTCTGCCATAGCTTGTAGTGATTCTCTGCCGTTCTTGGCTCGTTCGTCCATGCTTTCAATGTTATCACTTATTTCACGATACGCATTTGATACATTTTGTATTTCTTGTATTACTTCGTCTACATCACCGAATTTAAACGTACTTCCTGTAAATTTTTCATATGCCTTAGTAAAATCACTGTCTTTTAAACCATTTATAAATGATTGTCTTTCTAATGCCGCCGCCTTTATTCTCTCGGAACTTCCGTCTTTATATGCGGCGTTCATTTCATCAACTATTGCTTTATACTGCGTCTTGTAGTCTGTTGCTTGTTGCAACCACCCACGCATTTCTTCTTGTTGGTTTTTATAATCAGCACCATAAGAACTACCTTTTTGAAGTGCGTCGTACCCCTCTGAAACTGCTTTTTGTGCCTTTTTACCTGATGTTAAATCCAATGCGTCTTTGATTTCATTCGCACTGTCTTTGGCGTTTGAAACCGCCATTGCAAGTGCGGTGTCAAATTCGCCCGTATCAATCATTAATTTTATGGTATCATCATTTGTAGTCGCCTTGATTTCCTGCATAATATCATTTATGCGGTTCTTGGCGCTTTCAAGTTCTTCGGGATTTAATGTACCGCTGTTGATTGATTCGTTTAGTTTTTCGTATTCACTTCGCAGATTTTCCAAATGCGAAACTTGGTTGTCTGCGTCTTGCCACTGAGAATATAATTCCTTGTAGCTTTGACCCAATTTTGCGTTGTTTTCAATAGCCTCTGTAACGTGGTCGGCAACAACCTTATACCCTGCAACAACCGCCGCAGGCGCTAATACTGCACCGAATATCGGCGCTAATGCAGAAAATGAACTGCCTAACCCCGCAGTCGATACTTTTATCGCTGACGTTGCGTCTGCTATAATAGGCAATTTATCGCTGATTACTCCTAATCCCTCAACAAAATCGCCTGCACCCTTAATCACTCCGACACCGACTTTTGACAATGCACCTAAAGCAATGACCGTAGCGCCCGTATTAACTACAGTACGCTTTTGCTCGTCTGACATTTGCGACAAACCTTTTGCAAAATCGGCTACCGTGGTGCTTGCGTCTTTGATTGACGGCAACATTGTTTCGCCGATACCTCTTGCCGCCTCAATTATATTCTGTTTTGCAATCTGCATTTGTGATGCGGTTGTTTCGTTTTTGGCGTTAAATTCTTCTTGCAATGCCGTATTTTCTTGGTATGCGGTGTTTGAACGATTGACACTCTCTGTTACTAAATCATAACCGTTGACTAATGCCATCATAGCCTGTATATCCTGTGTATTGTTTATGCCTAAATCGTCTAACGCAACAGTTAGATTTTCGGCAGACTGCAAGCCTTTTAACAGTCCGTTAAATGCACCGGAGCTGTCAGTATTCCACTGCTCTTTAAATTCTTCCGCACTCTTACCGCTGTACTTTGCGAATGCTTTTAAACCTTCACCGCCGTTTGCAACCGCTTTTTCGATAGATAGCCACGTACGACCTATCGCACTACCGCCCATTTGTGCCTCAATTCCCAATGAGGACAATGCTGCGGAATAACCCAACACGTCCGCCGCTGACATTCGTACAGATGAACCGTATTTACCTATACGCAATGCCATTTCCGCGATTTCCGATTCAGTTGTGGCACTATTGTTACCCAAATCAACGATTGCACTGCCGATATTACGAATTTCGCCTTGACTTGTACCCATTACATTCATAAATCGGGCAAGTGTAGCCGCGCCTTCTTCGCCGACAAGGTTTGTGGCTGAACCCATTTGTGCCATTACTTCCGTAAAGTCGATAATGTTTTCTTGTGATATACCCAACTGACCGCCCGCCGCCGCAAGTTCGTTTAGTTCAGTCGTTGTTTGTGGTATCGCGCCCCTGCCGTCAATACCTGTTGTTGACAAATCAATAATGCCTTGCTTTATTTTTGATAACTGTTCCGGTGTAGCGTCAACCGTCTTTTTAACTCCGGCAAAACTATCCTCAAAATCTATTGCAAACTTCGCACTTGCGACACCGCCTGCGGCAAGAGCCGTTGATGCGTATTGTATCGGTTTTGTTATCGTGTCAATATTTTCGCCGACTTCTTTTATACCTTTTCCGGTATCTTTAAGCTGACTTGCAAGACCTTGATATGCACTTGTGCTTTCTCTTACACCTTTCACACCTTTTGTATTGCTTTGTGTTCGTTCCAATTCTTCGAGTTGTTGCGATACACCGCTTATTGTTGCCTCTAAATCCGACGCATCACCTCTTATTCTTACTACTAATTCCGCCGCGTCAGCCACTACAAATCACCTCACTACATTCCATAAAACATTTTTAAATACGGGTCGTTTCCTGTATAGACCTCTTCCGTATCATCTTCCAAATCGTCTATCATTTTAAACAAAACAAACGGATTTTGCTTTGATATTACATTCGGCAATAACCCTCTTTGCCTAAACCAATCTGCGTACAAAGTACGCAGTGGTTGGCTTTTTGAGGAATTACTGCCCTTTACTCGTTTTTTGTTGTCAACGCGTCTATATAGAATTTCCATAATTCAATACATAGTCTTGAATGTGTGCCTACATCAATGGCATCAATAATATCCTGCGTTGCGTCCGTTCCCTCGAACATATAGTCCACCGCCTCTCGGCAGATATTTAACGGTCCGTTTTTATTTTCATCGTTATGTGCGTCATTAATAATACACATTGCCTCAAAGTCGAACGGCTTTGAAACGTATTTTTTATTATCGTGTTTAAATGTTAATGTGTGTTGCATAATATTCCTCCTAATTCATTGCATACAAAAAGCACGCTATATGCGTGCTTGACATACATTTTTTATTGTGTTATAATTTAGATATAAGAGGAACGGTAAACAGCCGTTTCTAATACATTAGTTTATATTTAGTGTAGAAAATATTTTCTACCCAAATAACCGTCCTATTGCGTTAGGGCGGTTATTTCTTTAATATCCATACAATAAGCAAAATCAATACAAGTTGTATTGTGGTTTCACTCATAATATTTCCTTTCCGAAACAGAGCCGCCACCGCTCTCCATATATCAAGGCTTTTCAGCCTATTTTTATTCTACACTATACCTCATATAATGTCAAATTACGTTTATTTTACAGTGCTTTCTTCACTGGATAGTAGTTCATATCCTTAAACCAGTTTTCTTCAAGTTCTGTCTTTGTAACGCCCTCCGGCAAATCGCTTTCGTCAAAGTATGCGTAATAGTTGTTGTCAAAATCACGTTGTACGGCTGTGTATGTAGCCTTTGCAGTTTGCTTTTCAGGCGCACCGCTTGACGCTTTAGTCTTACCGCCTACGTTTGACGCAAAGCTGTACGAACCCTTGTAATATCTCACATAACGGTATGAGCCGTCAGACTTCATAATTCTCCACGCAACACCGAAATAAACTGTTTTTGTATCGTTGCCGACCTCTACTACACCGTCTTTTTGTGTCAGTCCACGCCACATTGAATCAACTTCCGGTGGAATATCGGCATTTGTGATGTCGTGACCTAATTTTTCAATGTAGTTTGATGTTTCATACGCACCGTTATCGGCGTCAAAAACATCACTGCCGCCTGCGTCTGTCGGTGCAATTTCGACAGTACCTCTCAAATTATACGGGTCACCATATGTTGCGCCCTCTGATGTGTCTGTTTTAACTGCGAAAAATGTGTACTTGTCCACACCTATTGTAGGTAGTGGTTTTCTTTTCTCTGTATTTGCCATAAATCAATCATTCCTTTCTACTACTTTCGTAAATCTCATTGTCCTATGTTTTATGCTTTTATCATCGGGATTTGGTACGTCCATTGTCATTTCGTGATAATATTCATTATCAGTCAACAATTTATATACCCTCTCCGACAATTCAAAACACGTTTGCGGATAATCGGCGTAAATATCAATCTGAACAGTCGTATCATTCGTAACAACCGTATTGTCATATGACATTGAGCCTTTGTCCGTTAGTGTGTAATATGCTATTGCAGGCAATTTATTAAAATTATCGGGATATGCAAAACATACACTTACACCGTCTATTTGTTTTAAAATATCCCGTAATTCCAAACCAATATCAAACACCGTACCCCTCCTTGAATTTTGCGATTATCTCGCTGATGTTATTTTTCAGTGCAGGGACGAGGAACGGCTTTGGTGCTTGACCCGACGTTGTGTAAAATCGACCGCCACTGTAATACGTCCAGTGCCTTTTTGACGTATGCGAAACAGATTTGTCGCCCTTTGAGCCTGTGCCGAATTCGACATAAATACCGTAATCGGCAGTCGGACCGATTGCAACACTGTCACCGTCCACTTGGCTTACGATACTGCCTTTTAATCGCCCTGTTGCAACAGGACAGTTTGCCACTGCGTGCGCTCTTACGACTTCACCCGCCATTGCCAAACCTCGCTGTATTTTATCGCCCGACGCATACTGTGTCAGCTTGTCAACAACGTTCTCTATCCCCTCGATTGAAAAATTCATTTCAGCCTACTCCTTTCGAGCATTGCTACCAAACCGCTGTCCCATTTCTGCACATATGTTATATCATATATGTCGCCGTCATATTCAACCCTGTTACCGACCTTTACGTCGTCTGACATATCGCAGAACATACGCATTTGACATTCTATATCCAAACCGTATTGCTCTCTTGCTCTGCCACCGCTGTACGGTTGTACATCGGCTTTGATTTCGGACAATACAGTCTTTTCGGTTTTACCTGTATAGTCGTCAATTTCATATTCTGCAATTATAACAGTTTTATCGTAAAAATCACTGAATACTGATGTCACTCGGAACACGCCCCTTTCGTTTACGGAACGGGTCAAGACGTTTATAATAGTTGCTGAAAATCTTGTCATTGTCGGTTTCGGCATATGTGACGGAACGTTCGCCCTCACTTCTGCTCTTGACTACTTCAGGACTTTTACTGTCCCCGTAACCTTTCGCCCTGTACATATCCGCCGCAATCTTCGGAACAAGGCTTTCAAGCTGACGTGGCAGTACATCAATATGACAGTACGCCATAATCATATTAACCGTGTCCTCAATCAAAAAGGACAACAAGCTGTCTTGCTCGTCGTCCTTTATCCCCAGCAACATTTTTAGTGTCCCCAACTGTTCCATATTATTCACCGCTTACAACGTCGGCACTGCCAGACTTTCTCGCTTTGCCGTCTGCGGTAACTTCCGCAACTGTAATCTTGTGACCGTTTGTCGCAGTGATTTCGTCACCGTTGTTAAACTCTGTCCACTTCGACAAATCGTCGTCATACGCAACACTTGGAGCGGTGCTTGCGGCAGTCTTGTAAACCAACTTGTGACCGCCGATAGGCTTTGGCGATACCGTAATAACAGTGTTGCCTGTTGTGCCGGCAACCGATTCAACGTCCAATTCACCAATCGCCGGAACACCGTTCTTAAATGCGGCAAATGCGTCGTCCTTGACAACAAGGAAACCTAAACGCATAGTAGCCTTGATTGCAACCATATCTTGCTCGGCAAGTGATAGCGGTTTACCGTCACTGTCAAGAGTGCCTTGTAGTGTTGCCTCTGTAAGAATTTCGTAATTAATACCTGCACGCATACCGACAACGGCATATTTAAAATTACCTGTGATAATATCGGCACGTTTATTGTCCCACGCACCGTTACGTACAAATTCGATAGGCTGACCGTACAGCTCACCGCCTGTTGTACCGTTGACATATGCAGGTGCGCCGTTTGCGTCACGTAGCTTTCTTAGCATATTCTTAACGCCGATACGTCCAACAAATCCCGACGGGTCATAGCCGTTTTCTTCAATCATTGACATTGCGTCAGATATAGCAATATCAATATTTGTGTTGTCTGTAACAACCATATGCTTGCTGTCTATAGCGTTCATAATGTTTGTCTTGAACGGCGAATTTGTACCGAAAATGCACGCCGCGTCAATCGCTCTGTAGAATGCCTCTGCGATTTCCGGCTTTAGTTCCTCAAATACGCTGATAGTTGTATCTTCCAACTTTTCCTTTGTTACCGGAATAATAACGGCTAACTTCTTAGCCTCGATTTCAGGGTGAATCCAAGTAGCACCGCTTGTCTTAATTCTTTCACCCTCACCGACCCAGTAAGCACCCGGACCGTCTGTAAGTACGTTAAACTTTTTCTTCTCGTGTTTCATTTCCTCGACTTTCGCCATTCTTAAAACACTTGAACCCCTTGTCACCATTTTGATGATTTCTGTTGCTTGCTCGACAGGCACAAAGCCTGTCAATTCATTTTTTAAATAACCCATTTATTTCACTCCTATCTTTGATTTTCTCTGATTATGTCCATAAAACTGCCTGTGTTGTGACCGCCACTGCCACCGTTTAAATTCGGTGTTTTGCCCTTTAAACGCTCGGTAACACCTGCTTGTACATCTTTGTCATAGCTTTCTTTTATCTTGTCAATAACCGCCTTTGTGCTATCCTTATCCTCTGCCACAATATACTTTGCAATCTCGGCAGACAGTCCGACTTTGGCAAGTTCTGTTTCGGCATATGCAACGATTTTTTCACGTTCAAACTCTGCCTTTGCCTTTTCAAATTCTTCCCTTTCCTTGTCGTCGTCCTCTTTTTTTCTTTGGTCGGCTGTAAGCTTGGCTTTTCTCATGCCCTCTTCTTCAGCGTCCTTTAGCTTTTGCTCAAGGTCCTTTTCCCACTCTGATTTTGCCTTAGCTATTGCTTCATCAATCGCCTTTTGATTGTCGCCGTCTTTTTGTTCGGTTGACTTCTGCTCTGTGGACTTCTCTTGCTCTTGTTTTTCTGTTTGCTCTGCTGTATCTGCCATTCAAATCATTCCTTTCTGAAAAATTGTATAAAAATAAGACGTATAACCCCACGTCTAACAGGGAGATAATCGGATCACCATTCCTTTCTTCTATGTGTATGTTGTGCCTACTCTCACACTATCACCGCCTTTCAGTGTATCAAAAAAGCACGTCCGAAAACGTGCTTTAGCTATTATGTTTTGTTTGACTGTATATATCGTCATAAAGAAGTTGTAACTTGTAACCCAAATCGCTTAAATAATCTTGATTCACCATACCGAAATGTATAATAGCATAATCGGCAGCGTCAATAAAATCATCTATTGCATTTTCGTTTACTACAATGCTGTTAGTTGTATTTTTAAACTTAATCCCGTCTTTATTTCCTTCATAGACTTTCGTAATATATTTTTTACAAAGTTCGTATTTTTCAGTATCTAACTTGTAAATCATGCTTGTTATATACCTCCTTATCTCGGATTGGTCTGTATTAAATTTCCGTTGTCCTTATTTACCGAAACAACACAGTTATCGCCAAAATACCTTAAACAATCTTTTCTGTGTTTTGTCGTTCCGTTTAAAAGAGCGGTTTTTATATCTTCTATTTCAACGCCGTTACGTGCTTTATGTGTTTTAGGGTCTTCACCCGTTCCGAATACACGTTCAATAAAATGCTTGCTTTGACTTTTTATTTCTACACCGTCAACCGTCGTTAATCCGATAATATCTGTTTCTATTTTCTCTTTATAGCTCTTATAATCACCAAAAGAAGTAAATGCAGAAATCATATTACTACTTCTTGATTGTTTATAATCCTTTAACAAGCTCCATTCATCAGTATTATTATACTTCAAATTTCGAAAATCGTCAAATGTTTTTGGCATATTTTCAGTACCGATAATAGAAATATATTGTGCGTACTGCTTTTTATCCGCCGAGCTGTTTCGCATTTGCTTAACGTGAAGCTCAAGTGCATTTCTTTGCTCGTCCGACAAACTGTTTTTCCATTCGTCAAACGTCATACTTCCGTCAACCTTATAATTTTCGCCAGTGAGCGGATCGCGTGCAATACGACTTGTCAAATTCACGTCTGCCATAATCGTAACACACCGACAACGTGGGTGTATCGGTGGGAAGTTTTCGCCCTCAACGGCTTTGTCGGTATCAAACACGCTACCGTCAAGACTTCCGCACCTGTCACACGTCAATTCAGACAGTGCCGCAACAAAACGATACTGTTTTATACCTATTTCCTCATACGCCATCTTTTGACCTTGATTCATAAAATGTGCCGTTTCACTTCGCACAAGTGTTTCGGCTGATGTTCGTATTCCGCCTGGTGCAGTATCTTTGACGTAATCAATCAGCTTATCGGTCATACGGCTTACGCTGTGACCGCTGATAATACCGTCCTCAATCGTCTGTCCGACTGCCTGTATAAATCTGTCGTTATGTATCCACACTCTCTCGCTGTAGTTGTGACCGTGCCACGGCTCACTTAACACTTTATCAACCGCCTTTTGCGGTACAAGTGAAAAATCAATACCGCAGTTTAAACCTTGTGCGGTATCAAAAATATTCGTATAATACGCCGTCTTTACCGCACTGTCATACAGTTTCTTTTGCTCCTTTATAGCCTCGTTTGCAACGTGCCTAAAGTAAATATATACATTACGTTTCAGTCCCTCTAATCGGCTAATTCTCGCACCGTATGACTGTGCATTTATGCGGCTTAGAATTTCCTTTTTGACTGTCTTGTCGTCTGTTTCGTCGTACAGTTCAAGCAGTTCTTCGTACTGTTTGTCGCTGTCGGCTATACTCATCAGCCGACGTGCCTCTTTTTCGGGTATATCGGTTGAAATATAGGCTTTAAACGTTTTCTCAATGTCATTGTTTACATTCTTGATTGCTCGCTCATATGCCTTAATTACACCGTCCTTAATGCTGTCCGCTTGCGATTGTAAATATGTTTCAACTTCAACGGCACGTTTTACCCAATATGCCTTACTCTTCATTGTAGTTTACTTTCCTTGCCGAACTTTCAGCGATACGCATATCTTCGGCGGACTTTTCCGCTTGCTCTCTGCGTGCGATTTCAACTTCTTCCTTTGCATCTGTTATAAACGGCAGACGCTCTAATAATGTTTCGTCAGACGCAAGACCTTTGAGGTAATTAATCATCTGTGCTATTTCAAGTTCGTTTGCAGGCAAGTTATATGTAAATCCTATATCAACTCTGTGCGACGGCACTTCTTTCATTGCGTTTAATGTCACTAAGAAATTGTTGTAAATCTCCAAACGTTTTCTCAACGTCTTAGCAAAATTACGTTCTTTGTTCTTGACGTGCTGTTCAAATCCCAACAGCTTGTACTTTATCGCCACACCCGACAAATTGTTGCCGAAACTTTCGTCCGACAGGTCAGGAACGTGTGACAAACGGTGTATATCGTCCTTGATGTCGTCACGCAACACCTTTGTATCAGCCTCATTCAGCACCTTTGACAGATACTCTGCCTTTGCGTCACCGTCACCCATTAAGATACGTTCTACCAATAATTTTTTTGCCTGTTCGGTGTCAAGGTCGCAGTTACACAAAAACAACAGCGAATTAACGAATTGTTCCTTGTCGTTTATTCGGTCTGACATCAACACATTGTATGCGTCAATCTGCGTTATCAACTGTTCAAAATCACCCTGCATTTCCGTATTATTTCTGTATTCAATAATCGGCACATCGAAAAAGTAATGCGGTTCAACATTTTGCAATGACAATGCCGTATAGCTGTCAAGACCTGTGTATGTATATATAAACGATTCGTCATACACACGACAAATACTGCCTGTGCAGTAGCCGTCAAGGTCGTATTTCTTGTAGTAATATACCGCAAACAACGGCTTTTCAAATGCCGACTGTGAGTAACATACAAATGTATGCTCCGGATCCAATCGTACACTTCTCGGCTTGCTTTTTTCGTCTGCATAAATCAGTTCATATGCTTTGCCGTAAATGCTCATATTCTTTACAATTTCACTGTCAACACTCGGCATATCCTGTTCCAAATATTCGTTTTTGATTGCCTCAATATCGTATTCGTCCGACACCGCATACGTTACAGGATTGCCGACAAGATAACTCTGTGTCATATCTGTTATGTACTTTGCGTGATTACACATTATGCGGTTGTTTGCCACGTTTTTGCCCCTTTTTCTGCGGTTTAAAATGCGGTGGTCGCCCATATAGTAATCGTGCAATAATCGGTATCTCTGTCGCTCTCGCTCGTGTCGTTCAATCAATTTCGTTATGATAAACGGTGTCACACCACCTGCGACTATATCTTCATCAATTATCATATTCCGTACTCCTCTCTTGAATAGATTTTAGCTTTCTTATCCTTGCGCCAACTCTCAACGCCGTATCTCAGTGCCGCCATTGCGTCATCAAATACATTGACAGGTTCGTCCGTATATTCGCCCGACTTTTCATCAACTCGCCAACGCCATTGCTGTATCTCTTTGATTACATTCACGCAAGACGGATGAATATGTATCTTTCTGCCTTTTAACCAGTCAATCTGCGATTGTATGCTGTTCGGATTTTTAACAACTGCCCTTGCTCGATAGCCTGCCTTTCGCCACATTTTTATACGGTCCGGCTCTGCACTGTCGCACCACATTGCAAGACTTTTGCTGAACTTCCCGTCAGCTTTTTGAATAATCTCTGTTGTGTCCATTTCGTGTACATACAGTTCATTACAAACGTAAATATCGCCGTCCTTATAACCTAACGTCAATATAGCATTTGCGTGATTAAATCCGAAGTCCTGTCCTATCGCCATAGCGTCAAAACGGCTCATATCTGTTTCAAATTCCTCAATGCGATAGTTCGAGAATATCAATCCGCCTGTTTCGCCCCATTCACCCAGTCCGTAAATTCTGTAGCCCTCAGGGTCAACTTCTTTACGACGTAGCATACGTTGTCTGTATGCCTCGTCACAAAATCGGTTTGTTAAATATGTGCTTTGATGCGTTAAGACGTTATCGTCCTGTATATCGAAAAACACTTTCTTTATCCAGTGACTTGATGACACGGGATTGAATGTCAGCTTTATCTGATAAAAAAGGCCGTCGGGAAGTTCACCTCTCAAACGGTCATCTATAATTTCAAAATCCTGTTGCACAAGCTCCGTAGCCTCTTCAATCCATACGTCCGTTAATTTTCCGTTCGCAAATGTGATTGATTTCAACTTTTCACGTTGCTTGTTGTCGTTTACACCACGAAATATAATCTTGTTGCCGTTTATACAGGTGAACGACAACGGACTTTGCGTAACTCTCCACGCTCTGCCAACGCCCATACGGTTTATGGCACTTTCAAGCTCCGCAAACGTACTGTCACGGTTTGTTATATCAGACTTTCGCACACATACAAGATTACGTCCCTTGTCACGCATTAAACGCAATATGTACAGTTGTGCAGTATCAACACTCTTACCGCTTCCGGCACTGCCTTTCATTACAACATAACGCTTTTTACATTGATGTACAGGCTTGAATATCGGATTGAACGGTACTGTTATTTTGTTCATTCGTCCTCACCACCGTAATCAATTTTAATGCTGTAGTCCATATCACCGTCAACGTTTAATTTTTCGGTGAATAACGCATAATATTTACCCAGCATTTCCGCCGCTTTGTTTACGTCAGACACCTTTGTCGGTATTTCAACACATATCGGTAGCTCCGCCTCGTCAGTGACTTTCTTGCCCTTGTCGTCATAGTGTGATTTACGTGCTTTGCACGTCACTACAACAGTTTCTAACTTCTCACGTCGCATAACGGCGGTTAACGTCTTTAACACCTCATCTTGTTTGGCAATAAGAGCGTCCTCTTTCTCTTTCAGCCGCTTTTGTATGTATTCTTGAATTTCAGGTTTCTTCAAGTTCTCATTCCCAATCGAATACGCCGTCTTTTCCGAATATCCCGCTCTTAATGCCGCTTGTGTCGCGTTCAAATCAATCAAATATTCCTCACAAAACAACTTTTGCTTTTCAGTCACTCTTATCACCTCACTTTCACATTTTCTGTTTGATTACATCGTATAACCGTTTTTTATCATTGCACGTTTAAACGCTTTGCGTTTATGTCGACACTCGCACCAATTTTTATTATCCTCGTTCCATTTGCGTATGAACTTCTTACGTTCTCGTTCATATCTTCTATTGCGTAAATATGCTTTTATTCTTTCAAACATTGTTTTATCCTTTCCACCGCTTATATATCACTTATATCTATTTTTCCACTCATCAGTTCCGGCAACAGTGCGTCCCGAAGTTCCGCTAAATATCTGTTTTCTTCAAGATTTAGATAATATATGTGTTGTTTCCACGTGTTAAATATCATCATAAGAATACTTGATATATTTTCTTTGCTGTTGTTTGAAAATGTTATTTCATTTTTATTTTTGGTTGTTTTGAAATAATCATTTTTTACAATCTTTTCACCGCATATTTTTTCTGTCAATTTTGAGAAATCATTATTTGTACCGTTGTCCTGCTTGAACAGTTCAATGTCAAATCCTAAAGACTTGGCGATTGTTTCGTTTATTGTTAGTTTACAAGTATTTTTTTCAGTTATAATTCTGTTAATATCCGCAACTATTTCGTTGTACGGTCTATGTGCATTTTCTATATTCTCAAACTCTATGTATCGGCTTGGCACCAATACATAATTATTGTTTTTTATTTCTTCAATGCTTACTGCCTTGCAGTAACCCGCTATATTTCCGTACTGTTCAATTTGTATTAATACATCTTGTATCTGACTTTCGGATATAATCTTGACCTCTTTTGCGTATGTCCTGTTAGTGTGACTTTTGCCGCCAAACTGTCCGTTTTGCATTCGTTGTTCCGTTTCATACCTCTGTCGCAGGTCAATCATTTCTATCGTTGAATGTTTTTTATTTTTGTTAAATGTTATAATACACGTTGGTATTGACGTAACTTCAAACATTTTATCAGGACATACAATTATACTTTCTATGAAATTCATTTCAACTAAATACTGTCTTATTTGCTTTTCCTTTTGGTTGTCTGTACTTAAAACACCATTCGGCAATATAAAACTTGCTTTGCCCGTAATCTCATCTAACGCAGTCAATACAAACGCATAATTCGCATTACTTTCCGGCGGTACTTCGCACTGTGAAAATCTATTCTGTAATTGTGCAAATACAGGTTGTTCCCATTTCATATTGTACGGCGGATTCGATATACAACAATCAGCTTTAAATTCGCTCTTAGTTATCTCTTTAACAGTTGCAAATCTATCACCCTTTTGCGTCCTGTATGTTTTGAAATTTTCATCTGACAATACATCACAATGAATAACTTCGGCGTCAATATTTCTAATTGCCAAATTAAACAACAAAAACGGAATAACACGATTGTCATATTCTTTGCATATGAATTTTAAATCGTTATTTTCGTTCCATTTTTGGATTGTCAATGCTCCGCTACCCGCACACAAATCCAAACAAATCTTTTCATTTTCGGTTTTTGATAACTCTGCAACCGCTACCGCAAGGCTTTTCGGTGTGTAGTCCTGCATTTTTTCTTTGCGGTCGGCAAAATAATATTGAAATATCATTTGCATATAATCTATTGTTAAATCAGGACATATTAAAATCCAATCTTCACATAGCTTTCGACAATTTTCGGCATTTAACAATGTTGATTTTAATTCATCAACAACATCTTCAATTTTTTCTATGCTGAAAACGTTCTTGAATTTTTCAACTAATTGCAATAGCTCCATAATTATGTCCCTTTCTTTATCCAAAAATAAAAACAGACTGCATATGATTAACACATACAATCTGTTTAATCTAATATCTCAATTCCCACCAATCACACGAGATATTCACCCATCATCTCACGATGATACACTTACCTTTTTTTGCGAAAACAACGAGCGGTAAGATATAGAACACAAAATATTGCACCGTATATAGGTTTTGCATTATTTTTGTCTGCCCATTCTTTTCGCATTATAAATTGTATCACACTTTTTTCGGCAAATTCGGCATTTTTAAAAATTTATTATGTTTTCTTCGTGGATAACTCTCATCGTAATGCCCTATCTTAAATGCAATCCACTGCCATGACGGCATTACGGTGCCGTCTATGTACCTGTATCGGAATATGCGACGTGTTTCACTGTCTAATATACCGGCAACAAACAATTCAATCTTGTTTTTTTGCCGCTCCAATCGTTGACGTAGTACAATATCAGATATATGTGTTGGCTCAACACCCGACACAGAAATACAGTGCTTGACATACGGGAACTCGCTGTCAGAGCCTGTAACAGTACCATGTACTGTATTACTGTTTATCCTGTCGTTTACCTCGTTCAATTCTGCAACAATACTGCGATACTGTTTTAGCACTTCCTTTGTCAAATCAATTCCCCCTTATACACCGTATTTTTCTTTCAAACTTTCAAGCAATTCGTCTTGTACCTCGCGTTTACCCTGCAAACTGTCAAGCACACGTTTATCGACTGTTCCGTCGGTCACAAGGTGATGGATTATCACAGAATTTTTCTGTCCCTGTCTATACAATCTTGCATTTGCCTGCTGATACAGTTCCAAGCTCCACGTCAGACCGAACCAAA